TAAAAAGTATTAGAGTAAAGCTGGCGGAGGCTGCGAGCAGCGCTGAAGACAGCTCTGATACTACAGAAACTTCTGATTCTAATGATTCTAATGAAGGTTAATATAATAAGAAGATGCGGCGGCGCCGTCTAATGAAACATTGGACTGGGTCTCCGCATCCTTTTTTATTTTTATATAAATTTTTGTTATAATATATATACAAGGTTAAAGAAATAAAAAAATAAAAATAAAAATTTATTTGATTTTATTAAAAATTTTTGATATAATATATATATGAAATGAAAGAGAAAAATAAAATATTAAGTAAAGGCACTAACAGCAATTTTATGAAAACATCAAATTAGGGATTTGAACAAGTTTGCATTGTGCCTTGAAATTTCGGGAATGTGGTGTAATGGTAGCACATGAGTTTTGGGAACTTGGAGAGAGGTTCGAATCCTACATTTCCGATTTAAGTTTAATTAAACCATAAAGTGTGGTCTTAAACTTAAAACTTTCTTTGGTGGTAATGCTTAGAGAGTTCCATGGAAGTTTGATAGTGGTGCGGTAATTCTTTACTAAGTTTCAATTATGGGTTCTATATTACCATAGGATTAAATTTGAAGTCCGCCATACATAGTTGAAGTTACTTAATAAAGCGTTAATCTTGGAGAATATGAGTCTTTCACAAGAAACGACAAAAACGACTAAATATTTTATTATATGAGCGGAATTTACTAACTGAATTGTTGGTTAATGGATGCAAACTACTTTCTCATATAGAGTAGACCGCAATTAAAGTAAGTCCATTAGCTTCTTGGGGTGTAGCCAAGCGGTAACGGCACGGGACTTTGACTCCCGCATACGCAGGTTCAAATCCTGCCACCCCAGCTACACGAGAAGCTAGAGCTCCTCGTGGATTAAAAGTTTATAGTGAACGATAAACTACCTTACTCCCATAGCTCAACGGATAGAGCACTGCGCTACGCTATAAATTTTACAATATTAATAAAATATGGATACAATAAACAAAGGAATTTTAACAGAATTAAAATGCGAAGAAGATTTCGTAAAATTAGGATATGTAATTTCAAAACCTTTACAACCTTGTAGATATGATTATGTTGTTGATATAAATGGAACTTTTATTAGAATTCAATGTAAAACTGCAAGAGATAATGAAAACGGTAGTATACTCTTTTGTTGTAGAAGTTCAAGAAATGCAAGAAGTAATAAACCTATCGAGCATAGGAGATATACTGCTGAAGAGATTGATTATTTTTATACCTCTTGGAATGATATTGGTTATTTAGTTCCAGTTAATGAATGTAGTACCGATAAGCGATTAAGATTTGAACCACCTAAAAATGGTCAAATAAAAGGTATTTCTTTTGCTGAAGATTATACCATTCAAAAAATTTTAGAAAGGGATATATTGTAAAACATTGTGGCGTAACGCAGGTTTGTTGTAGGTTCGAATCCTATTGGGAGTGCTATGCAGATGTAGAGTAGCTATATCCGCACTAAAAGACCTTTATGGCAAAATTAAAAAATAAAGAAGATATATATAAGGAATAAGAAAAAAGATAGAAAAGAGGAATGAATATTATGGCTAAGGAATGGACAAGCATTAAAACTGTTAATTCTGCACCTGCGATTAAGGAATCAAAGATTTCTCGCAACGACAGAATGAGAAGTTTTGATAATCTTATTCATAACACAAAACCACTTTCCGCAATAGATATGCAAAAGCAGTCTGAGAAGTTTTATGCTCAGATAAGAGCTGAAGAGGATAAACTTCTTGTGGCTTTTGAAGAGAAGAAAGTGAAATCTAAAGAAGCTATTAAACGGGCACTCCGAATTAAAAAAGAGCGCGCAGCTGAAAAGCATAAAAACGTGAAGCAAAACATAAAAAAAGTTTCAAACAAGAGTGAGAATGTAACTCGAAAAGAAACTACGGAGAAGCCCGCTTAATATATATATCCTCCGAGAGCAAATGTGGGAGGTAAAATGGATATGCGGTTGGCTGACCTTAAAGCTATTTGTATGCCGGCATAGCGCAATGGTAGCGCAAGTGCCTTGTAAGCACTGGGTTGGGGGTTCAAGTCCCTCTGTCGGCTTTATATCTAAAGACAAGGCATCAGCAAATTGTTTTCTTTATAGGAGAAAACTACCTTGTCTTATGATAATTAAATAATATCCATTTCCTTTTCTGTATTAAGGACATACAGCAATTTTTAGAATAATAGGAACAGATTTTCTTAATTCAAATTAGGAAAAATCAATAAGCAAGGTTGATTATTTGATAAGCTTTATAGTTTTGTCCTTAGAAAATAAAAAACTAAAAAAGAAATCTAGGTAATCATTAAACCTTGCTTTTATTTTGTGGATGTGGTCGAGAGGTTCAAGACGCCGGTCTGCAAAACCGGTAAGCAGAAATGCGCGCGGGTTCAAATCCCGCCATCCACTCTTTATTAAAAACACAAACACAAATACAAAAGGAAAAGGTATATGTTTACTTTTGTAATTAAATAATTATTGAAAAATAAATAATTTTTTGTTATAATATATATGTTAATAAAGGTTATGAAAATAGCCTCAACAATAGAGTTGAAAAGGAGAGAAAAGGAATGAATACATTTATGAATGGATTACAGAATGTAACTAACTATAAGCTTACTGAAAATGGGGCGCTCGCCCATAAGACAACTCTGTCTGGAGTAATGGATCTTTTTGCTCTTGGTGGTGCTTACCGCAGACGTAGTGATGCTGATTGCATTCTGTTGTTTAAGAATGCATTTGAAGAGGATAGACTTCTGGCTCTTAAGACGCTTTTTTACTTACGTGATGTGCGTGGAGGTCAGGGAGAAAGAAGATTTTTCCGAGTATGCTATAAGTGGTTAGCTAATAACTATCCTGATGTAGCTAGAAAGAATCTTGAGCTTCTTCCAGAGTATGGTCGTTATGATGATTTAATTTATGCTACTATTGACACTCCTATTGAAGCTGATATGTTTGCTATTGTTAAGCATCAGCTTGCTCTTGATGTAGAGTGTAAGACTCCTAGTCTTATGGCTAAGTGGCTTCCTTCAGAGAATTGCTCATCTAGAGAAACAAAGATAGTAGCTGGAATGATTCGTAATTATCTTGGTATGACTCATAAGGAATACAGAAAGATGCTTTCTGTCCTTAGGGGTAGAATTAACGTACTTGAAAAGCTTATGTCAGCTAATAGGTGGTCAGAAATCGAATTTGACAAGATACCCTCTAAAGCTGGGCTTATATATCGTAATGCCTTTAGCCGTAGAGATATACTTTCTAAGAAATATGAAGCTTTTGCTAAGGATAAAACAACAAAAGTAAATGCTAAAGCACTTTATCCCTATGAAATCGTTGGTGAAGCTATTAAGAATATGGGCGGATATTGGTACTCAGATGAAAAAATTACTGATACAGATAGAGCTATGCTCGATAAGTATTGGGAGAATCAGAAAGATGTCTTGAATGGCACTCCTCTTAATATGCTTTGTGTATGTGATACTTCTGGTTCTATGTGTGGATCTGATAAGATGGCTCCTATTAATGTTGCTATTGGTCTTTCAATGTACGCAGCCGAGCGTGCAGGTGGTCCTTTTCATAATCACTATATTAGCTTCAGTTCTAGACCTCAGTTGATTAAGATTGAAGGAGTAGACTTCTATGATAAGGTTAAGAGGATTTATAAAACTAACCTTTGTGAAGATACTAACCTTGAAGCTGTATTCAACTTGCTTTACAATACCGCTCTTCATGCTAGATCTGAAGATATTCCTAACCAGATAGTAGTTATATCTGATATGGAAATAAATCATATGACTTGTGGTAACTGGAATAATGAGGACAGAATACTTACGGGTATGGAAGTTATGAGAAAGAGATGGGCGGCTGCTGGGCTGAAACTTCCAAAGCTAGTTTACTGGAATGTTGATGCTAGGCAAAATACTTTCCTTGACCTTGGTCCTGATGTAAGTTATGTATCTGGAGCTTCAGTTGAGAACTTTAAGGCTATTATCACGGGTAAAACTGGATGGGATTTAGTTATGGAAGTAATTAACAGTGATAGATATAAAAATGTAACTGTTTAATAAATTTTGGGACAATCTAAAATAATCCTCCTATTACTTTTTTGAAATATAAATAGAAAAGTAAAAGGAGGATTTTTAAATGGGTAGACCAGCAAAAAATTTAATAGGGCAACAATTTGGAAATTTAATAGTTTTAGAACGAGCAGGAAATGCTTCAGATGGACACGTTTTGTGGAAATGTGAATGTCAATGTTCTGAACATAAAATAGTCTATAAAACTTCTAATCAATTACAAAGGAAAAATTCTACTCCTTCTTGTGGATGTTTGGTGCATGAATTAATTTTACAAGCGGCAAAAAATAGATATAAAGATTTAACAGGACAAAAATTTGGATTGCTTACAGCTCTTGAAAAAATTAATTTGGATAAACCAGGAATTTGGTGGAGATGTAAATGCGATTGTGGAAATGATCAATTTATAACTACAGCTCATCATTTAAAATCTGGTAACACAAAATCTTGTGGATGTTTAAAATCAGTAGGAGAATATAATATTATAAATGCTTTAATAAAAAATAATATTACTTTTATAAAAGAATATAGTTTTAAAGATTTTAAATATAATGATTCACAAGGGGTACCTCGTTTTGATTTCTTTTTGCCTGAGCTTAATAGAATTATTGAATATGATGGTGCTCAACATTATAAAGAATGTGGAGATTTATGGGAAAATAATTGCCCATTAGAAATTAGACAAAAACGAGATCAAGAAAAAAATCAATATTGTAAAGAACATAATATTCTATTGGTTCGTATTCCTTATTGGGAAAGAGATAATATTACTTTAGATATGATTATAGGAGATCAATATTTAGTTAAATAAAAGAGGGGTTGGCTTTTACCAACCCCTTGATTTTTTTAACTCCTTATAAGAATAAGAGGTTATCCAATGAAACTGTTCTTCATTTATCCATTTCCTATCTACAAATTCTATCATTTGTTTCAATGAATAAACCCCCGCTTCATATTTATAACGAATTAAATCACAGCTTTCTTGCATCATAATTTATACCTCCTAATTATATGAAAATTTAATTAAATATATGTTCAATTATTGACCTTTATAAAAATAAATGATATAATATATTTATAAAGAAAAAAGAAAGAGGTGCTATTCTATGGGCAGAGTATATGCAACATCAGACTGGCATGGATGCTGGAATGTAGCCAAAAAAGTATTTGATTATCTAAAACCTGATGATACTTTATATTTTGCTGGTGACGCCATTGA